GTTCTACACAGCTCCGGAACCTGTTCTTTCAGGTTATGATAAATTCAGTAGCGAAACACGCTTCCACTCGCGCAACAATCGGGTCTCCGACTAAGGAGCCCGGTTGGGGTGTCGTTCCCGAGGGAACTAGTTCTCAACGTGTATAAAAGAGACTGAAAGAGACTAAAAGGAAAGACCTGTCTCCGTTAATATTGATTGTATTAACGATTTACCCTTAAAGTAATTCTGGGCGATCGAGAGCGACTTGTCTACAAGCTTACTAATCAAACTGGTCCGTGGACCAGAGTGAACTTTAGCAAGAACGGCATTCATGCCGATCGGATCAACGATCTTATCAGATTTGGCCGAAGGGGCCAAGGTACCCTTACCGGACGGTAAGGCAGGCGTACCCTCTAAATGGATAACATACTTCACTTCCGCAACAGCAGAAGTGGAGGCAGGGGCACCAAAGATATTCAAGATTATACAATCCCAACCACCGAAATTCTCATTCGAGAAATTATCGTGATTAATCGTTACAACACCTGTTGCCGTAACGACGGGATCCCCTGCTACTTCTTCTTCAGTAGAAGTAAGAGCAGCTACCGCAGATGAGTTATGAAACTCAAAAGCACTAGGAGCAAAGGGTCGAAACTCGGTAGAGATAGCGTTAGCTATTATATCCTGTAAGGTAAACTCACAGGATTCAGGGAGTTCGAGTATGTCTGTTGAATAACCCGTGGTTGTGGAACCAGGGTCAAGACCAGTAAGAAGAGTTGCTACATCTTCGTTATTCAATGCACTGGCATCTAATGTATTCGGACCAGGATACAATCCTGTGGAGGGTACATGTGCAACTATAACACGACCGGTTGCGGCAGTTGGGGCTAGTAAATTACGAACCTCCAACCCGGCGCCGACCACGCGATAGTTTGCGAGAGAGGCTATCAAATTAGACTCTTTCGCACCGGCAAAGAAACTCGAGGAAGTAGCATATTGATACATTCCAAGATTAGTACCTGAAATACTCGTGCCCGTCATATCAATGGCGGATAACAGGGGATTTGGACTAAATAATATAGAACAGTTACCAGACGAGTTCGAATTCAACTGAATCACACCTTCTATACGATAGGTGGCAGTGGGATAAGAAAACAAGTCGGGAACACGGGCATCTAAGGCCATACGTGAGAATGGATATTGAAGAGCATAAAAATACCGTTCCAACATCTCCTCCCGGGATAGCTTCATGTTACCGTTCTTTTTCTTCTTAGGGGTAATGATCTGTGCCATCTTCTCTTTTGGTTGCATAATAATATCAACCATAGAGTTCTTCGCACTCATCTTTTTCTTCTGGGATGATCCAGAACTAACTTGCGGGTTAGCACCTAACGACGGACGCAATACGATTTGAGTATTTTGTGGCATACGCCACAGATATTCAAAGTAACTATGTCGTCGAAAGTTGCCACTCGGGTATGAAGGGGAAAGAACTATGCGTTGCCGCATAGTACTGCAGATTAGCTGCAGAAACGACCCAATGATATCCAAACCACTTCTCCATCTTCCATAAAGGAAGTTGGGGAACACGCGGAAACAGCTTCCGACGCCACGTCGAGAACTGTCGCAACATGGGATGGACATATCTTAGAGAGGGCCATTTAAGGAAACGCTCACTCATTACCACTAGAGGACTAGAATCAAAATCGGGAACAACATCGTAAGATAGATTCGTCAACATATACAATTTGTTGGTGAGTATATCGGGACGATGCCCAAGATTCTTATCTAGTAGAGTGATACCACTAAACGGAGTATTGCGAGTATACTGTCGGAAACGACGGTAAAGAAACTGCGCAAATTGCCGTTGAAAGCGAGTATAGTTTACCTCAAAATCTTCCGGCGGTTTTATACCTAAACCACCAAGGATGCGGGGAATGAATAGATTGTACTTACCTTTCAGTGTGGCAGCGTCTATAATATGTCTATTATAAGACATAAACCTGGACAAGGTAGAGCAGGGGTCAAGAGATCCTTGACACACCCGATTACCTATCTCTTCCAGGCTCATAACCTCACCAAAGGTATTAAGTTTTGATTGACCCGTCAAGAAACCTACGTGCAAATAGGGCAAGTGCTCTATCCCGCGTTCGTTAGTATCCGAGAATAATGTTGAATTTACGGTGAAATACCGCTCATGAACATAATTTTTCCCTATACTAAGCTTAAAGCCTACGAGATCAATATACTTCAACCAGATCGGATAAAACTCCGAATTACTCCGAAATAGAATGTCATCCCCGTTTATTAATACGGGGAGATCCTCCACTCGAACACTGGTACCGAGGTATTCTTGAATCGCAGCCCAATAACACATAAGGTTTGCGACGCAGAGTATGGGAAAGGATAGGATAGATCCCATCAGCTGACCATTAGTCTGCAATTGCCCCAGATGAACTTCGGGGGAAAATGTGTCACCGTAATACAAGTACTGCTCATAGAGTACACTTCGTAGAATATCACGGTCAATAAAACCCAAATCGGTTCGGTTTAGAAAAGCTTCGAAGATCTGCTTTGTAAAATTAATACTCAGAAGATCGGTAGCTGACTTATAATCCC